ATTTAAATATGGAGTTGTTTTTCTAAACCTATCACATACAAATTTACGCTGACCTGACATTGTTAAATCTACGTTTCCACTTGTGGTTCCACTTGCACTTGTTATAACGGTAAGCGTGTTTTGGTTTACAGAAGAAGTAACAATATAATCACCATCAGCAGCCGAACCACTTGTAAAATCTAATGTTACTTTATCTCCAATAGCTATACCATGATTTGTAATTGTGATTGTAACTGTGCTGCCTGATCTTGAGTAAGTACCTGTTTTAGAAATGCCCTCAGCAGGTGGGGTAAAATTAAAACTTTCGTTATCAAAAGCTCTACTATTTAAAAACCCCTCGATGACATCAGAATCTGCTTCTGATACATTAAATTCTAAATTATAAGTTTTAGGGTTTTGATTAATACCAAAACTTAATCTCTGCTCAAATCCATCACCAAAAACGACAGTGCGTACTCTTGGTGCTGTATTTTTTGCAAAACTATACGTCGGGGTGATGTTTGGAAATGTTGCCATAATTATGCTCTAGATAAAAGCCCTCCAGCCCTTGATTGTTTTACAAGCTCTTGTTGCACTGCTAAACCAATAAGTTTACCTAACTGACTTGAAGTTGCATCGTCACCCTCCGCTTGGGTTCCAGAGGCATCAACATTCACAACTATATTATTGCTTACACCCAAAGAACTATTAGGCGTAATGTTGCCAGAGGCACGAGGTGTAAAGACCTCAGGTCCACGCTCGCCAACTATATAACTAGAACCTTGTTTTACTGGTCCACCATTTGCCCTAAAAATACCGCCTAAAAGACCACCTAATAATCCTCTATTACCAGTAGTGTTACCAAATACTGCTCCACCTAAACCGCTAAATGCGTTAGTCAAAACTCTGTCCAATAATTTATTTTTAATATTATTAAGAACATTCATCATTGCTTGTCCAAAAGTTTGTGTTCCGTTTATAGCCCCTTTAATGTTTTCTACTAAACCTCGCTCCAAAGTATGGCCTAATTCTAGTGAAAATTGTATTTGTTCTTTTACTTTTTGATTTAATAATTCTTGCCTATCAATTTGATAATCTTTAAGAAGTAATTTACTTTTTTCAAGACGCAAACCTTCATCTTCAATGCCCATAGCCTCTTCCATTTTGTTTTGAAATTCAAACCTCCTTTCTAATAATTGCCTATCAATATCATCTTCTTGCTGTTTAATTTTTATTCTTTGTTTTAATAATTTTATTGAATTTGCAGCTTTTTCATTATCTGAACCTGCCTTAAAAGTTTTTTCTGGTTGTTTAATGTCAGGGCCAGAAATAGCTCTACCAGTGGCAGTATCATAAGTGTATTCGCCAACTTTATAAGTTTTATTTTTTTCCATTATTTCATTTAACTCCTTCATAGATTTATTACGTTTTTCCAACTGTTCTATTTGTTTTTTAAGATCATCTATATTTTGGTAAATCAAACTTCTACCACGCTTTGCATTTTTTAATCTTTCCTCTGCAGCCTGTAACTCTTTTTTCTTTATATCAATCAAACTTTGTGCCTGTTCTGCAGAACCATTGTTAATAGTATCTTGCAGTTGTTTTAATTCTCTGTTTTGATCTTTATAATAATTAATTATTCCAGCTATCCCTACACCTACAGCAGCAAATGCTGCAACTACAGGCCCAGCCAAAACAGCTTTTAATATTACGAATTTTTTAGTTAAAACACCAACAGTTATAGACATTGACTTTAATATTGGCATTAACAAGGTTGCACCAGCAATTACACCAGTAATACCAGCAGCTACTGAAACAAACTCTGGTGGTAAAAAACTCAATACTTTGGCAGTGATGGTTAAAACCTCAGTTAACGCTTTTGTTGCAGGCAACAATGCAGAGCCAACAGCAATTTGTAAATTTTCTACCTCATTTTGTAAATTTTTAAATACTTGTGTAGGATCATTTTCTAGTATTTTTTTAAGGTCGTCAGCACCACTTGCTCCAAGTTTTCTTAATGCACGTATTACAACTTCACTTGTAAGTTTGCCTTGTGCAGCAAGTTCTTTTAATTCACCAGTTGAAACGTTAAGCTCTTCAGCAAGTGGTTTTAAAATTAATGGTACTTGCTCTGAAACACTTCTAAATTCATCACCAGCTAAACGCCCAGAGCCAAGTGCTTGTGCTAATTGCCTAAATGCGTTTGATGCCTCTATTGCAGATGCACCACCAAGTTTTGCTGCAGTGTTAAAACCTATAAATGTTGTTTCTATATCAGCCAAACTTACACCCAAAGGTTTTAATCTTGCAGTTATGTTAGTTACGCCATCAAGTGCTTCTGTTGCACTCATGCCAAATAATTTTTGACCCCTTGTTGCAATTTTTTGTGCATCACCAAACTCGCCTGTTGCCTCAGTTAATAATTTAAGTCTTAATTCTAATTTTTGAAAATTAGCAGCAGTATTAATAGAACGCCTTCCAATCTCTAGTAAACCAACAGATGCAACAACTTTACCTAATCTATTAAAAGATTTTGTTATACCACCAGCCCTTTTATCTAACTTACTAAAATCACGTGCAGCTTTATTTGCTTGGTTGTTAATAGCTTTAAGCTTATTACTTGCCTTATCAACGACATCAATAACAACACTTGCAAAAGCCATAAATTGGTTTTTTTAATAGTTTACACTTAATTCTTAATTTTATCTAATTCTTCTTTTTCACGCTCAGCTTTTATTTCGTAATAGGCAGCCCAATATAAAAACTCGGCTTGTGTTAATTCTTGCCGTAGCCTACTCACTGTCATTTTTAATTCTGTTGCTAGGAAAAACTCAAAATAAAGCCAGCTATCCCCCTTTAATCGTTTTTTGCTTCGTCTAAAGGTACGCCGTCTTCTGTAACGTTAAATAAAAATAGTTCAAGCTCATTTAAAACATTTTCTGGCACTTCTCTTTGCAGCCTTACCGCATCGCCACTTCCGAACGCTTTTTCTCCGTTTTCTTTTTCTGCCATGTGGCAAAGCATTTGTGTTGATACTTTTAAAGCTTCATCACTACCAGCCAAAGCCTGAACTCTCGTTCTGTCTGACCTTGTTATAGGTTTAAAATACAAGTCAACTACTGGTTTGCCGTCTGCATTTTTTAGTGTAAATTTACGTCTTTGATTAAGGTCAAAATTACCAATAATCAGGTCAATAGTCCTTTGTTCAGCCATTAATTATATTGCAAAGGTAATAGGGCCAGACACTTGGAAGTTGACAGTTTGGGTTGTTAGCTCGCCAACTGTTGAAGCAGCACCAACACCAGTAACAATACCGTTAAATGAGTATTTTTTAGCACCACTTTCATTTAAAAATAGGTTAAATGAAGCATCTGCTGGGTCTTCACTTGTATTTACATCTGCAAGTAATTCGGCAACAGCATCGCCACTTGTCTCTGTATATTGGACCTCTACAGTGCCAGTTGCACTTTTAAGGCTGCCAACATATTTTCTTGCAGTATCGCCATGGGCTGTACATTCAAGTGTGTCCTTGGTCATGTCTAAAGTCCAAGCTGTTGTACCAACAACTGCACTTACAGAGCCAGAACCATTGTCAAAATGTACTGCTCCTTCTTCTCCACGAACGTTTGCCATAACAAAAAAAGAAATTTAATTATATATTATCCTTTTTTTGCCTTTTTATCTACTTTTGCCTGTTTTTTTCTAAATAGTGCAGATTGACAACGTGAATCCCAAAGGTTTGGATTGCGTTTACCCTTTACTTGCTCAATAATATCAAGCATTTCGTCAGTAATTTCTATCATAAGTTTTCAAAAGTTTCAAATGAAATTGACATTACACTTTGTACAAAACCCTCTGGACTTGCATTTTCTAAAACAGCAGGGCCAGTTGGCGGCTCAAAGTATATGCCATTTAATATTACCCTATTGTATAAATCCCTTATTCTTTTTGCCAGTGTTAAATTGTCGCCAAGTCCAATACCTACTTTTGTAAAAATATTAAAAGTTATAATACCTGTCTGACTATTAGTGCTACTACTTGTACCACCAAGCGTTATATAATCACTGCCAGTAAACTCAATTAAGCATTGTATAAAACTTGTATCTGATGGTGGGTCAAATGGTTGATTACCAAAAACAACAGTAGTTGCTGGATTGCTGGCCATTTCTGTGGCTAACCTTGCCTCAATATTTTGTCTTACAGTGTTTAAATTAAGTTGTGCCATTAATTTTTACTTTTTGCCTTTTTAACAATTTTAGCTACTGCTGCCACCTCTTTCAGTGGCCAGCCTGCGCTCCTGTTACCATCTTTGCTTCTAAACTGGTTGCCCCATGATCGTGGTGTATTAGTACCAAAACAAACTGCCTCTGCATAGGGTAATGGGTTTATCAAACTGTAAGTATTGCCTGTTTTTTCTTTTTGATAATTAAGTTTCATGGGAGGTATAATTGCATTTTTTGCTGGTGTAAATGGCCCACCTTGTATTGGTGCTGATCTTTTATTTTCTGCAAGCTGCCAATTCATACGAAAACGACCTGTATCAACTGGCGATACTGTTTTAATTCTTGTATCAAGTGTTAATACTGCAAGCCTTAATAAATCTTCATGTTCCTCTTTAAAAAACTTACCAATGTCACCAATTTCAATACGTTTCATGCTCTTAAATAAATTTCGTATTTAATGTTCTGGTTGTCATTTTCATCAATATTTATTCTAATAATTTGATATTCAATACTTGCAATCAAAACCCTGTCACTTGTTGTTGGTGTTTGTGCTAAATCTGCTGCTGCAATAATTAATATTTTGTCGTTTTCTTTTATAAGATCATTAATTTCTCTTTGGTTTACATTTTGTAATATTCCTTTAATTGTTGTGCTTGTTACTGACTCACTTACTGTACCAGTAGTCGTATTATAGCTACCATGAGTTATACGTTTAAAAGTAACATCGCCACCAAACTTACCTAAAACTTTAGAAGAAACATTTCTTAAACCTTTAGATATTCTAGACATTACAACCTATATGCAATAACAGAACCGCTTGCCAAAGTAAAACCAGTGATAACACCGCAAATTTCACAACTTGCATTTAGTGTAATACTTGTACTTGCCCCATCAATGTTTTGGGCCGTTAGTGATGCAATCACAGTATCTTCATTAGCCTGTAATTTACCAAAACGCCCTGTTACAGCAGCAGTTGATGTAATAATAGTTGCTGAGGGATACTCGTAAGCCATGGTTAACTCCTTTTTACTGATATTGTAGCTGGCCCACTAATACGTATGCCAGTTAAGTATTGTTCTATTATAGGCGGTATTCTGTTTGCACCAACAGCACCGTAAAATCTAGGCGTGACACTTAAATTTCCTATAGCCACTTCATTAAAATCTTCAAATCCACTTAAATCAAGGCCATCTTTATTGTTGTTTAAATATACTGCCAAATGTATTTGTGCGTGCTTAACTCTATCAGGTATTTCATTATCTGCATAAAATGCTGGCTGCAAATTACTTGGATATAAAGCGTTGTAAGTGCTTGCGTAAGTATATGGTTTTTTAACTCCTGATCTTGGCCATTCTAATGCCTGCGCATCATTAGTTCTTGCACCCAAAAACCTCTCTCGGTCAATTCTTTGGGCAGCACTAAAAAGTGCTCGGTTTTTTTGGTCAGTCGTGCTTGTACCCCACGCTACTATGTCGTCGTTTTCTATTAGGCCGTCAATAAAAGCTTGTGCAGCAGTTAAATCAACGTATGTATTTGCAGTTGCAGCACCAACTGTATTAACTAATGATATTGCCATTTGTTTTTAATTTAATTGGCTTTTTTTGTTTTTTTGGCTTTGGTATAAGAGAAGCTGCCTTTTGTTTGGCAGCCTCCCTTTCCCTTAATCGCCTAAATGTGGCAATACCCATTACTTTCTAAAAGCACTTACCGCAGTTGTACTTGTAACTCTAAAAATAAAAGTTCCAGATGTGTCTGCAGTTATGTCTGGTTCACCAACTATTGTTACGCCAGAACCAGCAGTCAAAGTATATTTATGAGTTGATGCTGCCTTGTTGACGACAGTTAACTCAAAACATTGACCAACTTTATTTTGAACACCAAGTGCAGTAAGGATTTCTGCAGCAGTTGGTGTTGTAATAGTCCTATTACCTGTAGGTGTACCGTCAACAATGCCTTCAATAAGTTCAGCAGTTGTTAATGTCATTGCCCCATTTTCAGTTTTAATAACCTTGGTTTTTGTTAACTGACCAAATGGTGGGTTTTGTAGTTCGAAAATACTAGCCATGAAAGTTTACCTCTTAATCTAATGGTGATGTAACAGTAGCTCTTACAATGCCTATATTTTTTGTGTCATAAACCTTTTCCCAGTTTGTAGCTGTTTCAAGCTGAGCTCTGGTAGGGTTTGTTGTCGTAACAGCCCACTTAGTCCCAATAGGATGGTAAATGTAAGCGTGTTTAAATGACACAACGTCTTCAAAAGCAAGTACGTCTCTGTCAACTAATGTTTCCAATGCAGCCTGTTCTCCTGTTGCGACACTACCTTGAGAAAAAAAGTAGACCGCATATTCCGTTGAAGCACCAGACCCAGCTTTTGGAATATCGTCAGAAACCACAATATTCATACCCATGTACTGAGGCACAGATACGTCACCGTAAGCACCAGCAGATGAACCGCCAAAAGCATTAATTGTACTTGCACCTGTTGCTGCAGTACTCAAACGTGCTTCAGTGTTTGTTACGTAGTCAAGAGCCTTACGTTCTTTTAACGCATAAAACACTTTGGAGTGCATTGCAATAGTTGTAAGCTTATCGCCTTGGTCGCCAAGTAGCGATTGCGCTTTTGCTACAGTGCCAGCACCTAAAGCTGTTGGTGTATCTCCTGATTCAGAATCAATAGTAAGATCAAATAAAGCTGATGCACTACTGTTAGCAGTTAATGAACCAAAAACACCCTGCAAGCAAGAATACAAATCTTTTTGCTTTTCGTTGTTTATGTATGCACCAAGTTTTTGTCTTATTGCACTTATTGGGTCAGGTGAGTT